AAATGTCTGACTACGGTGAAAATAAAAAACAAATATGTTTTGAGAGCACCGCAAAACTTCACGCGGATTTAAAAATTCGTTTGCATTATGATGAAATTAAAATTAAAGAATTTTTTAACAAGGTAGTGACAGCTTATATAAATAAAAATGAAAACATTGTGGCGTTTATAGAGGGAGTAAAGGAAGCCAAAGGAGTATCGCAGACGCGCCGCAACAAAGCAAAAAAAGCCCAACAAGAACAAGAACATACCATTCGCCACTTTGCCCTAGACGAAGCGGAGATAGAAGATATATTTGACATATTAGAAAAGGAGCACCCAGAGTTATGAGAGAGTGTACAAGAAAGTGTGTAGATAATAAAAAATCATGTGCAGAAAAAAACTGCCGAGCATGGATTGATTATAAAAAAGATTTTAATTGCAGCAACGTAGCCATCGCGCACAACGGGAACATGACATTGGCGGAAATTGCGAAACGATTAGACCTGAGCATTGTGCGTATTAAGCAAATACAAGACAAAGCGTTACAAAAGTTACAAAAAAAGAGACATTTAAGATACTTCTAACTATTTATTTAAGGAAAGTGCCAGCAGTGCTGGTGGACACCTACACCAAGGAGAAATATAATGAGCAAGAAAAGTTTATTAGAAGAAGGAACCGTCCGTCGTTTCATGAAACTGGCTGGTACACAAGTTTTGGCGAGTGATTTTGTCGAACTAAACGAGAAGAAGCATGGCGGCAACAAAGGAGACGAATCTCGCTCCCGTCGCGATCTTGAGGAGGGGAAAGAAGAAGATGAAACCCCACTTCAAGAACAAGATGAAGAATTAGACATCGAAGCCGAAGCCGAAGTTGAAGGCCCTGAAGGCGGCGAAGAAATCGAAGACATGGAAATGGATCTCGAAGAGCCCGGCGCAGACCTCGAAGTAGACGAAGAAGAGCCAGAAGAGGAAGAGCCCGAAGCCGAAGAGCTTGTACGCCGTATGGTTGACGCCATCGCGGGTGTTGCTGAAGAGTTCGGTGTAGACGTCGACGTCAGCGAAGATGCTCCCGAAGCTGAATTGGAAGTACCTGAATTTGGTGCTGAAGAAGAAGGCGAAGAAGAAATGGAACTCGGCGACGAGGAAGAAATTGAGGGTGCCGACGAAGAACTGGCCGGCGAAGAAGAGGAATTAGAGGGTCTCGAAGAAGTCAACTATATTGACGAAGGCATGATCCTTAATGAAGTCTTCCATCGCGTAAAGAACCGTCTCATTGAAGAAAAGCGCGCCGACCAACTAGCCGCGAAGCTCGCTAGCAAGATTTCCCGACGTCTAAACAAAAGATCTCGTCGTTGAGGTGTAAATGCATGAGTTCTTATGGTTTGTAGGGGGAGCCCTTGTTTATAAAGTCCTGTCCGTGATCCTGGGCCTCACCCAGATCACAAATGTTATCTATCAATTACAAATTAATGTCATAAAATTTCTAGGCACCACCTTGGAAGACGTCGCTTATATTAAAGCTTTAAAATATAAGACGATGAAAGAGTCCAATGTGGACCCCAGCCAAATTAAAAAAGCCAAGCTTCAAGACGAAGAGTTCTTTGAAGAGTGGAAAAAGTCGTGTATTGTAAATATTAATAATTCCGTGCCTAATTATATTAAGCTCTCGTTTGATAATTGGGACGAAGTTATGTCTATATTGGCGAAAGCCTACAGGAGGCGACTAGATGAGCACCAAAAAAAAGAATAATCTTCTCAAGTGGTTTATTGAAGAAGGAGCGCTCCAACAAAAAGATAATCTATATTTAGCTGAACAAGTTTTTTGTGCCAACTCTTTTATAAACTGGATAAGGAGAGGTGTGAAAGACAAAACCTTGAGCGACAGTGAGATTGAACAGAACATGCGCATAATAAGATTGTTTTTGCAAAAAAAGATTAATTTGGAATGGAAAAATGGTATAATTGATGTAACATGGAGTGAGGACACATTGTCGGATCTTGACGAACCCAGCCCCGGCCGGGGCGAAGAAAGAAACGTATGAATTATAGCGATAAAAAAACAAAAAAAGATAAGGTCGACAAAAAAGCGGGGAACGAAGATCTAACCTCTTTAATTTTCTTAGATGCCCCGAAAGAAGCCCCCAAGATTCGCATGATCAGTCTTTTTGGCAACCTGGGCGAAGATGAAACTGCGGAGCTATCCCAGTCCCTCATTGCTCTTAAGGAATACGGGAAGGAAGAAATTTACGAGGACCCGGAGGACCCGGCCTCCCCCGTCAAGGAGGTTATCTACAAACCTATTGATTTTTATATTTCTACTTGGGGCGGTGATGCACGCGGTATGTTTGCCGTCTATGACTCGATGCGCATGGTTAGAGAAAGTTGTGAAATAAGAACGCATGGCCTGGGAAAAGTAATGTCAGCCGGCGTCTTACTGTTGGCGGCCGGGACCAAGGGAGCAAGGAAGATTGGCAAAAATTGCCGAGTGATGCTGCACAGCATCCGCGGCGACCAGTGGGGGCCACTTCACAATCTTGAAAACGAGATGGAAGAAATGCGCTGGATTCAAGAGCAGCATATTGACGCGCTCGTGCAGGAAACAGATATAACAAAAAAACACTTAAAGAAACTCTTAGATAGAAAAGTTAATGTTTATTTAGATGCTAAGGAAGCAGTGGAATACGGGATCGCAGATGTTATAGTATGAGAAATGTTCAAAAGATGGTACATAAGGTGGCGCAACAAACGAAGTGCGAAAAAATTAGGCTGGCAGCCCCAATGGTTTGGTGCCACTAAATTTGACAATCACCTCACAAAAAGAATCAAAGACTTTCAGAAAAAACATAATTTAAAGAGGGATGGAATCTGCGATGTGGTTACATATAAAATCCTCGCGCTGAAAAGACACAGATTTATAAAGAAGATTAAGGCAAAGAAAACTAATTATAACAATGGTTGATATAAACAAACTAGTAGACAGCTATTATAATCCTAATGAGTTGAACGCTCCCACCATTCTTCAGTTAATTGAGGAAGTGATGGAGGAAAATCTTTTCAATAGAAAAGCAGCTCTCACAGAAGAGTTGATGCCAGGGGCAGACCTTGCTTGGTCTGCTGTTCCTGAAATCCCAGTGTCTGAACTGGGGTGGGCGCGCCTCAAGACCGGCGCGGGAGACGTGAAAATCCCCTCAGAACAACGCGCACAGCTAGATAATTTTTTGCAAAACATTGCCAGAGGAGGTGATTTACAAGACAAGATACAAAAACTAGCTGAGTTTTATGCGGGTGGAAGCGAGATGATGCAAGACTTGAAAAGTGCGAATGACGCGGAGACCATTAAAAAGACACTTGCCTACTTGACTTTTTATAAAACTCTCACTAAAATTATTACTAATTTTAATGCATCGGCCGCAGGGTTCGCGTTCGAATCGTTTTTGGGTGTTCTGCTGGGGGGTAATCAAATTGCCACGGGCAATAAAACAATCGCGGACTTGGCGGCAGGGGATGGCACTCCCATCTCTCTCAAATTGTACGCCGAGAGAACGCTGCATGTGGGCGGTAGCTACACGGACTTGGTTAATGATTTAATTCGACCACCATACTTGATGCAGTATGTGGTAGTCATGAAGAGCCTCTCAGGTAAGGGCCCGGATCTCGAAGGCACCCTTAAGTTTTATCGCTTTAATTTCACACTGGAGAACATTTTTGATGTTCTTAGCACAAGTCGCGACCCCTACGTGATCATGCTGCCCCAAGATTTTGTTAAAAACCCGGACACTTTTGATATTGAACTCCCAGAATTTATGTCTACCGAAGAAGCGGAAGAGATGTTTTCTAACTTAATTAAAGACGCCATGGGCGACGCCGCCCTCGCGGAAAGGGTATTACAAACGGTCGACTGGGCTAACAACACCGCCATTTTTTCTGCTCCAAAGCGCCCCGGCTTTGCAAAAATCAGTGTTGGTCAAGGTGGGCGATCATATCGTCCTGGGTCGAACGCACCTTTGGCTCGATTATTAAAAGCAGCAGATTTTACTGACCCGTCCTTGTCTGCGGCCTCGTACGGAAATACCGAAGAGATTCTGAATTATTTTGAGATGATTTACAGAGCCAATGAAGCTGTACGCGAAAAATATTTAGAGGTTAACCAAGCGAGAAGGGAGGTGGTTGATCGGGTTGTGGGAGGATCTTTCGCAAGCCCCCGGAAATCAGTTGAATTTTATAGAACCCTATCGCCGGAGCTTAAAAGGATGGCACTCCGCGTGTCGCGTGGTTACGTCTACACCGATCAGTTCAGCATGAATAGAAGCGATGTGTTGCGCGTGCCTGAGAGCGCGCTTCCCTCTGGGCAGCCTACGGTCGACATTGGAGCAATTGAGATTGGCACCTCTAAGATCCAAGGCATGCTTAACAATATACGTGGCTTGATCAATACCGCAATCTTTGATATTTTTAACAACCTGAAATTATTGACCATCAATATTCAGGCATACTTCGCTGGTGGCATGGAAGATGAACAAAAAGCAGACAACGCCATTGAAGCCGCCGACAACATTGGCGAGAAAACCAAAGAAGTAAAAGCTAAAAAATAACTTGACAAACCATATATAATGTATTATATTTAAGTTACGGAGGATGAATGTCACGTAAATATGAATCAGGCACAGACCTACAACAAAAAATTCTAAAGGGAGCCAACCTTCTAGCTGATAACGTAGCTTCCACCCTTGGCCCTCGCGGTCGCAATGTCATCTTACATCACCCGGGACAAAACCCTGTCATTACAAAAGACGGTGTTACTGTTGCAAAGTTTATAGAATTAGAAGATCCATTTGAAAATGTGGGTGCCCAAATTATAAAACAGGCGGCTGCAAAGACCAACACGGAAGCAGGCGACGGCACCACCACTTCTGTGGTCCTAGCCCGAGCGATTCTCAAAGAGGCTCAAAGATATTTAATGGCTGGATCCGCCCCTATTGAGCTTAAACGCGGGATGGACAAGGCCGTCACAGCCATCGTCGAGAACCTTAAAGAGATGGCGACACCTATCATGTCTGCGGAAGACATTGCTCACATCGCCAAGATCTCAGCAAATAATGACGAAGTGATTGGCAATCTGATTGCAAAAGCCGTAGACCTAGCAGGAAAAGATGGAGCCATCACAATTGAAGAGGCGCGCTCTTTAGAGACGAGCCTAGACGTAGCAGAAGGTTTCCGTTTTGATTCCGGCTACTTAGCTACCGCGTTCGTCACTGATGAAAAGCGTGGCCTTGTCAAGTATGACGACGCGCTCTTCCTCGTGACAGACGAAAAAGTAGAAAGCGTTGAAGACATGATGCCAGCTCTAGAGATTGCCGCAAGGGAGAGCCGCCCGTTTGTCATCGTAGCAGAGAACATTGAAGGGCAAGCCTTAGCTGCGCTCATCATGAATGCCATGCGCGGAACTCTTCGAGTGGTGGGTGTCAAAGCCCCTCGCTACGGAGAAGAAAGACGTAATATTCTCAAAGACTTGGCCCTCTCGGTAGGTGCCACCTTTGTCACGCGTCAAAATAATTTACGTTTGCGGGACATCAAGCTAACTCACTTTGGGAAGGCGAAGAGCTTTGAGTGCTCCAAGACA